GAGATGACGAAGGTGTTCTGTACGCCGACGGTGGACGTGTTCTGGGGCGCCGTGATGAAGAAGTAGTTGTCCGTGGTGTTCTGGATGCCCATGTCGGTCACATAGGAATCGTCAGGGCTCGCCTCTGTACTTGGCTGAACCCTCAACCTCAACTGGCGAGAGTCGGTCGGAGGCGTCGCCATCCCGGAAACGTTACTGAAAATCTCGAAGGGGACCTGGGTGCTTAGGGAACCCCCTTCGACATTGCTGATGAACACATCGCCGACCACCTCGATCTCGTGGGTGATGGACGATCCGATGCCGTCATAGGTTGGCATGGTTTTCTACTAGTTAGCTAGGAAGAATTTTCAAGTGCTTCGATGCGGGCCAAAAGAGAAGCCATCTTCTGCTTTTCGGCTTGAAGCTGGGTATCTAAATCATCTATCAGGGCTTGTTGTTCCTGAATTGCTTTTACTAAATAAGGTATAATTGAAGCCAATTCCATTGATGCTCTATCATTACCCCAATTCTCGTAATTAGAGAGTCTGTTTGTTTCAATGTCTGATTCCGCATCGTCCGGGATTGTAAGCGAATGTCTTAGTTCTGGAGTATCGTAATATACTTCTTGAGCAATGAATCCTGATTTATACACGTAATCATTGTATTCTTTTGACATGTTTATTTCGAATGTAGTTGGATTTAATCTAGATATAGTATCTAACCCATTTTCTATAGTTTGAATATCTCTTTTCAATCTAAAATCCGATGAAACATTAAAACTGACTGCCTCCACATCTCCTCTAAACTGCCAGTTATTGCTATTGTACCTATTTCTCGCCGTCCATTCAATCGCATTATCGTCCCTTCTAAACAAACTGATATAATCAGCACCAGATCCATCCCAGTTAGGACTACCGTCTCCATTGTAAGCAATACCACCTCCATAAATTGTGCTCTGACCTACAAATAACACACCGGTCCCTTGAATTGCGCCAGTCGCTGCTATTATTGACGTTGAGTCATCAGGTGCATAGACATGTAGGTTATATGAAGGATTCGTAAACCCGATGCCGACTTTGCCTGAAATATTCGCATCCCCCACGACATTCGCATCCCCCACGACATTCGCATCCCCCACGACATCCAGAACGGCCCTCGGTTCGCTGGTCCCGATGCCGACCCTCCCCGCCTTGTAGGTCACCACGTCTGGTGAAACACTGAAGTACGCCTTCTGGTAGCCGTAGAGCTCCCAGACCTCGTCCGAGGAAAGGGCGCGATCGTAAAGCCGATAGTTGGCGATGGAACCGTTGAAGTATTCACCACTAGTATTATTAGAACCTAGCGCAAGTGCGGTACCTGTTAAATTTAAAGTGGCACTACCAATAGTTGTAAAACCCTCAGGTTGTCCATTAATGTATATTTTTGTAGTGCTGTCTTCACCATTGTACGAAACCACATAGTGATACCATGTGTCATTTTCTATAATAGTATTTGCTATCAATTTAAAGTCGGCAAATATATCAAAGTAAATTTGATTACTGTATATGTAAACTAAAGATGCTTGTGAATTAGATCGTGTACCGATAGAAACAATATAATCACCACCAGCAGGACTAACTACACTCGTTCTTTTGAACCACACTGCGTGTGAATGCGGAACATTACCAGTACCTAAACCGTGCGTCCCCGTGACGTTGCTTGTGGATCCGTTGAAGTACCACGCTTTGGGGTCGGTGCTCGCGAATGTCAAATCAACAGGCGTGGCACTGGAATCATCGACTATATTTTTTACTGTAGTGCTAGATGAATTAGCATTGCTCGCATCGTAGTAGACGTCCAGGAAGTCGGTCTTGGGCGTGTTCGGGACGGACTTGAATAGGACGCTCGTGCCGTCGCTGGTGGCAGCTGTGTATGGGGTGCCGTAATATTCAAGTTCTTGAATGGCTACCCAGGCTGCATAATCAATGTTGGTCCCCCATAATCCAGTTTCTTCCACATGAAAAACAAAATATGAATAAAAATTAGAAGAATTTACTGTTAAAGTTACAGGGTCGTTAGTCGCGACTAGCAAGTCGTCAAAATCATATATTTGTGTCCAATTTGAATCATCTGTGCTACCATAAATTTTACCCTTTTTCGGGAATCCAGTATTTCTTGGGTATATCTTTACATACTGTACTTTAAAGGTATTCTGTAATTGTATTTTTAGCCAAGAACCATTTGTCCCCTGAAAACTGTCTGTACCATCTGTTGGTAACCCTGTAGTGGTTACGTAGCTATCTAGATAAGATATCCATGAATCGCCGTTGACTGTTTTATACTTACCATTAAATGCTTCATAAGGTTGATAACTTCCACTATATTGACTGCTTGCGCTCGCCGTGTAACCAAAACTGGAATTTGCGGTCATCGCAGACCTTGGTTCTTTGACGTGATAGTATCGTGACGATTCCGTGAACTCCGCGACCACGTTGGTGTTGGCGGTCACGGTCAGAAAGGACGATCCCACGAGGTTCGAGGTCGTCAGGGTCTTGTCCGATCCCATGAGCAAGTTTGATGTAATGGTGAGTTCCGAATCGTGTGTGATGTTAGAGGTCGTCAGGGTCTTGTCCGATCCCATGAGCAAGTTTGATGTAATGGTGAGTTCCGAATCGTGCGTGATGTTAGAGGTCGTGATGGTTCCAGATGTCGTCAGTCCACCTACATCAATTGTGGCAGTTGTGACTGCGCCTTGATCTGTCACGCCTTGAAGATTTGGTTGGGCCGCGGTGTTGCTAAGCAAACCTCCATCTCCTAACAACAAAGATGCGGTGAGTGTTCCATCAATTGTAGCTAGACCATTTACATAAAGATTTGCAGTAGCATTTATATTTGAAGACGTAATGATGTTAGCTTCGAGATTAGCCATTTGACCTGGTGTGGACGTGAGTGTTTCATAAACCAATGTTCCTACTGTAAAAGACCCCCCGTTATTGACGACTACGTCTGATGTAATAGTCACTCCATCTGATGCACCAATTGTCAATGGTGACCCACCTTGAATGTTGGAAACTGTAATGGTTCTGAAGGTTGCGTCGCCGTTATATTGGATGTTTGCTCTCAATGCTCCGTTTGTATTGTAAACTTGCAAACAATCATCATTTGGAATCTCAGAAGATATAAGTTGTATAGACGCCAAATTAGACACGTTGGAATTTGGTACGGTTACATTGCTGTCGTCTACATATAACATTGTATTACCTTTAGTCACAAGTGAAATTTGATTACTTCCATATACATTGTTGTTTCCAAATACAATTGCAGCAGGGCTTAGTCCCACCTGAGCCTCATTAACGATAGCTTTTGTATAAACATATTTTGCTGTAGTAAAACCTGGAGTTGTAAGGGCCAAAAAATCACTTGGATTGGTTGAACCAATATCGTGTATGAAACTATCACTTGCGGTTATTGTTCCTGAAGAATCAATTTTGGACGCACTTAAGGTTCCTCCTATGAAGGCGTCGTTGGTGACCGTGTTGAGGTTGGTGATCGTGAGGTTAGAGGACTGAATGTTGGATGCACTTAGGGTTCCCCCAATGAAGGCGTCGTTGGTGACGGTGTTGAGGTTGGTGACCGTGAGATTCGAGGTCTGGATATTGGACGCACTTAGAGTGCCGAGAACTTCATGAGAATTGGTGACCGTGAGGTTAGAGGTCTGGATATTGGACGCACTTAAGGTTCCTCCTATGAAGGCGTCGTTGGTGACCGTGTTGAGGTTGGTGATCGTGAGGTTAGAGGACTGAATGTTGGATGCACTTAGAGTTCCTCCGATGAAGGCGTCGTTGGTGACCGTGTTGAGGTTGGTTACCGTAAGGTTCGAGGTCTGGATATTGGATGCACTTAGAGTGCCGAGAACTTCATGAGAATTGGTGACCGTGAGGTTAGAGGTCTGGATGTTGGACGCACTTAGTGTTCCCCCAATGAAGGCGTCGTTGGTGACGGTGTTGAGATTGGTGATCGTGAGGTTAGAGGTCTGAATGTTGGACGCACTTAGGGTTCCTCCGATGAAGGCGTCGTTGGTGACGGTGTTGAGGTTGGTTACAGTGAGGTTCGAGGTCTGAATGTTGGATGCACTTAGAGTGCCAAGAACTTCATGAGAATTGGTGACCGTGAGGTTAGAGGTCTGGATATTGGACGCACTTAGGGTTCCTCCTATGAAGGCGTCGTTGGTGACCGTGTTGAGGTTGGTGATCGTGAGGTTCGAGGACTGGATATTGGACGCACTTAGTGTTCCCCCAATGAAGGCGTCGTTGGTGACGGTGTTGAGGTTGGTTACAGTGAGATTCGAGGTCTGGATATTGGACGCACTTAGAGTGCCGAGAACTTCATGAGAATTGGTGACCGTGAGGTTAGAGGTCTGGATATTGGACGCACTTAGGGTTCCTCCTATGAAGGCGTCGTTGGTGACGGTGTTGAGATTGGTGATCGTGAGGTTAGAGGTCTGAATGTTGGACGCACTTAGGGTTCCTCCGATGAAGGCGTCGTTGGTGACGGTGTTGAGGTTGGTGATCGTGAGGTTAGAGGACTGAATGTTGGATGCACTTAGGGTTCCCCCAATGAAGGCGTCGTTGGTGACGGTGTTGAGGTTGGTTACAGTGAGATTCGAGGTCTGGATATTGGACGCACTTAGAGTTCCTCCTATGAAGGCGTCGTTGGTGACGGTGTTGAGATTGGTGATCGTGAGGTTAGAGGTCTGGATATTGGACGCACTTAGCGTTCCTGTAATATTAGCGGGTCCTGATAGATAAAGATTTGATGTGTTAACGTTGGACGAGCTTAATGTACCTGTAATGTCTGCAGGTCCTGATACATAAAGATTCGATGTGTTGACGTTAGAAGAATCCAAGATCCCCGTCGCGGTCAAGTTAGTACCTCTAATTTCTCCGACAACGTCCAATTTTTTAGTTGGTGTAGTTGTTCCAATACCTACATATGCAGCTGGATGGACACCTTCTCCACCAGAAATGAAAAACACACTATTACCTTCATCTTGAAAATCCACTACGGGCTGAAGTCCTGTTTGATTTGCTACAATAGCGGGACCGGTGCCTGCATTTTGAACATTCAGTGCAAATGACTCTGTACTAGTTGACGTAATTGTGACAAAACCTCCTGTTACTGACAAATTTCCAGTGATCAATACATGATCTGAAACGCTCAGACGAGGTGTCGTCATACTCAAAGCAGAAAGAGTGCCAGTGACGTCAGCAGGACCGCTGACATACAGATTTGATGTGGCATTGATATTGGATGCTGTAACACCGGACGAGGAGAGATAATTTCCAGCTCCTGTAATTGTAATATTTTCAGAAGATGTAAGTCCCGCCGAAGAAATAGTTCCATCCACTATGGCATTCCCTGTTATGGTTGCATCGCCTACAACGGTGAGATTGGTAATCGTGTCTGCCACGAGATTCGATGTTGATACAGTAGCAGCAAAAACCGTACCAGTGGTTGTTAGTCCCGTTGTTGTGACAGTTCCTGTCACTGGATCTGATTTTAGATCTTTATTTGAAGTTAGGTTAAAGTTCCCGTCACTCAACTGAATGACACCTCTCTTCCCTGAAGCAACAATCCCTCCATCAAAATCAGAAGAGTTGTCTATGGAACTCATTACTATTAATTAAAGACATAAAAACATATTCAACTAATAACGATGGACAGGTTCGACCCTCAGAATGAAAAGCATGTTCACTGGCTGAAGGGCTCTTTTGAGAAGATGGAGCATTACACTTCACCCGAATCTCAAAAGAACGGCAAGGAGTTTGTCCGTTACGTAAACTCTAATCCATTTGGGTTAACTATTAACGCCAGCAACGTCATGGACTGGCCGATGATCCACTCGATGATCGCCACAAAGTACGCGAAGGCGGTTCTCACTGGTCAAGCCTGGCTACCCTGATCTCATAGCCAGGAAACGTGTGACCGACCTCTGAAAGGAAATTTTCCATGATTTTGGTTCCTTGATTTGACATGAAATCAACGTAGATCATTTGTTCTTTGTGATCCACCTTGATGGGTATTCCAATACTTCGCAATCCATCGTAGTGGAAGGGGTTCACTGGCACTTCAATGGTAGTTGTCTCCATAGTTTAGTCTACAATGCCATGTTAGTTTTAACCCTGTATCCTTTGTATATCTTCTTTGCCTTCTTGACACATTCATCATGTAGATCCCCAATGAAGTATCTGGACATCGTGACAGTCACCATTTTTTCATGGTCATCCACCTGGGCGTCGAAGTCAATAGTCCTGATGCCCTCAAATTCCAGGGGTGAAACTTCCATGGCGATCGTCTCGTGTCTCATACTTAAAAATATAATGATTTTTATTTTTAAATATGCTCTACTACAGTTGCTTGTTCAGGAACGTGCCTGCGTACATGTTCAATAAGCGCACCGAACTGAAGAGACCCACCAAGAAGATGATTGAAAATCCTCACGAGCATGTCCACGACTGGATGGAGCACGAGGAGCTCTATTCTCGTCTTCACGATCAAAAGGTTCGTGAACAAGAGAACAAACTGGATGCCATGGAGTTATTCTGTAAGGAAGAACCTCATGCTCTAGAGTGTAGGATTTATGATGTTTAACGTTGTGCCAGCGACATAGCGAATGGATTGTTGTCCAATTGTTTGACAGCAAGGCCCAAGTTGTTTGTCCTGAAATCTGCATTTCCCTTGTAGGCATTGTTATTCTGCTTCCAAGTGATATCGTAATTTTGGGCGATGGACTGGTTTCCGGCGCCTCCCTCTACGACCGTGGAAAGACTGTCGCGGGTCTTGGTGATTTTGCCCTGAACTTGTGTGGCCGAGCCGCGAACGTTCATGCGGCCACCCGGAGGCGTGTAGCCCTTGTTGCCGCGTTCGGCGGGACGCAGAAGGATAGTATTTTGGGTGTTCTGGTAGGCACCTTCGAACGAGTGGATTCCGGGAGCAGCCACGTCGTTGGTTCGCGCCACAAAGTTTGCCTTGTTGCGCGTAGGAGTGTCCTGATTTGTTGCAGAGGATACTATGCGTTTAGGTGCACCAAACTCAAGACCGTCCATGCGGGTCGTGGTTTCCGAGCGGATGGTGGGTCGCTGCGTCTTCACATACTGTTCGCGTTCGCGCTGTCCGGTGAGCATTCCACCCTGACCCTGCGCGCGACCCTGTTCCAGAGGACGCTTTCCCTCGGCGCCCAAAAGTTGGTATGTCTTCTCGGGGCGGTTCTGAGTCACCGTTATACGCTCTGCCCCACGGTCAACAAAATCCTTGGCGGGACCCGACCTGCCCGGAAGAGTGGTCAGGCGATAGGCACCGACATTATTGGGCATCACGCGGAACTGCTGCTGATAGCCACCGTAGGCGGGAACGTTGGCCGGGACGCCGATACCGGGACCGACGAACCTTCGCTCGGCGGACGACAGATTGTTCATGCGACTCGAGACATTCTGGCGATCATACAGATTATATACGGGCTGTCCAAACGGGAACTGTGCATTGGGTGCTGTATCTTGAAGGGTTGCCACGACCTCTTTCTTAGGGTTGATGACGCCACCCATCGGATTATTTGGATTGAACGTCCCGGTGAACAGATCCGTCACGGCTGTCAATTCCTGGGTTGGAGTATTCACATTGTTGCCAAAAAACGGCAATTGCTGTGTCTCCCGGTTCGGAACGGGTGCTGGAGTAAAACCTTCTTTGCGGTCACTGCTGGCGATTTGACGACCCGCCACAGCAATCCCTAACAAGGCCACAAGACTCAATGGGTCCATATTAAAACTAGGGTAGATTTAAATTAGGCTGGATAACGACGATCAAAAACGGCGTTCTGAACATTCGCCCGGCTGCTCGCGGGATCCCACGACCGAGTACGAAGAGGCACCGAGCAAGACATCTCCATTGAAGGGAAGTCGTATTGGCGACCGGCATAGCCCTTCTTGAAGAACGTGCTAGACTGAGGCCGGAGCATGTCCTCGACCAGAATCAGATTTCCTGGAGCCCCCTTGCCAGCCATGTAAGGGGCCGTCCCGTAGAGGGGTGTCGAAGCGCGACCCGAACCTGCATAATTGAGGTTGCTGACTACCGGAGGCGCGATCACGTGATCGTAGGCGCAATCCACTGGCAGACTCTCGGCATCCAAAAGAACCTTTGACGTGTTGAGCTGATAAGCCATATTACTATCACCAGAGATTTTAACTAGTGGTGCCACCGAAAGTTCCTCTGAGCTGCTGAAGTTCGGGCATCCTGGACTGTCCAAACATTGACGCGTCACTGGGATAGCAAGCATCGGTATTATCCCGACAGACCTTGTTCATCAACGGGGCATAGGCACCGCGAAGGAATGCGCTCTGATCGTTGGGGATGGTCGTTGACGGCATGCTGTAAAAGGCACGGGACGCCTGGTTTCGGCTCGAATAGACGTCAGCCTGGTCGGTGGGAGTGCCGTCGTTCATAAACTTCTTCACCTTGTCCTTGACGGTCGGGTAATAGCACGCCGCCGTTCGCTTCGGGTTGTCCACGTAGTCCGAAATAAGTACATTGGCCATGGGATTTTCCTTGGTCGGTTGCTCGCACGACTGCCCTGGGGTGGTCGCGTTGAATCTGACCCCCTCCTCCTCGAACGAAGCTGGTCGCATGCCTTCCTTGATGCCTCCCGCCAGAAGCATGGAAGCCATGACCATGATAACCGTGAGACCCAGGTAAATAACCCTGATGTCGCGATTGATGACGTAAAGGATCGCCATGGTGTAGAGGATGAACCTCGTGGCGGCATTGAGCCTCTCCACGGGGGTCTGCTTGGCCAAAGGCCAAAAGAGTAGCACCTTGTTCTTGGCAAACAGATGCGATGGATTTCTAAACCACGGTTGTTCCATTCTTATTTATTGACTAGTTATTTTTTTCACTCGGATGCACCGGGTGGCTGCTGAAGAATCTTGCTCAGATTTCCCATGAGCGGGCCAAGGGCGCCCATGATCTTCGCTTCATCGAGACCTCCCTGACCGTCGCCGAACTGCTGCTCGACCTTGGAGGTCATCTCCTGCATCATCGCCGGGTTCAAAAGATTTCCAAGGATACCGGCAAAGGGGTTAGACTCGGCGTCGACATCTTCGCCCTGGGGTGCAAACATCTTATTGATCATTTCGGGTGAAAAGTCCATCTTGGTTTGGCGGGACGCCTGGATCTCCTCCTCGCTGACGTTGTTACCGAGCACGTAGAGACCCTGAACATACTGCCAGATCGCCGAGCGACTTCCATCCGAAAGCTCAGAATTCCACATGGACTCGAGGTCGAGGGTCTTCAAAATTCCATAGCTACGCGAAAGTTCCTCGAAGATCTTCTCATCCTGATTGCGAATCAGATCTTCGTGAGGCTTCACATTTTTCATAAACGTTTCCAGACATACACCAGCATCCTTCTTGATCAGCATGCCGACCGTGTTCCTGTAGGTCTTCACAATGGTATTCTCTGGGAACGTGTGAGCCAGTTCATCCACAAACTGTAGAAGAAGTTCGTTAAATGTATCTACACTGGCCATTTCGTACTATTTAAAAGGAGTAAAATCTTTAATTACATACCGCGACTAACTTCTGGAAAGGGCGTCTCATAAATCTCCTCGCGCTGAGAGATGCCGAGATAGACGATCGCGCCTACCAGAATGGCATTCAGAATCGCCGGTTTGATCATGTCCGCATTCCTGGGAGGCGCCTCGCGATTGATACGGGCGACCAACTGGATGTAGGCCATTGTGACGACCGCACCGACCAAAGCCGCGATCAAAGGATTTTTAAGCGAATCGCTGATCATTATTACATAAAGCAGATTTTAGTATGTTTAACGGTTCGCATTGGGATTTATAGAAAAATCTTCTTCTTCGTCCATCGGTGTCATGGGCGCCCTCCTCATAATCTTGTCGTTGAACGTAAAATTCTTGGTCTCCTGAGGTGGTTCCATGTCCGGTTCTTCTGATGCCATTTCAGGTTCCGGTTCAGGTTCCGGTTCCTGTTCAGGTTCTTCGTGTGATTCCTCATCATATTCACCTCCCACGGGAATCTCCCCCTCGCTTGGAAACATACCAGTCTCTTCTTCCATTGGCTCGGGCTCAGGCTCGGGCTCGATCGTCTCACCGTTCATGACGTCCACGGCATTCTTGTTAAGGTAGGTCTTCAGGATCTGATTGATCGGAAGCATCTCCTTGACCGTCTCTTCGACCACCCCTTCCATCCGCTTGATGAGATCCTTGCGACGGTCGTTCCTGCTCCCGACCTCCTGATAGATGTAGGGATCCTCATAGATCCGCTTGGCGACGTTGGTGTAGACGCCCAGCACGAAAACGTCGTTGGTGGGAATCTTGAGAGACACCTTGCGCGAGTCCTTGGAGAGCCTGACCGACGAAATGATCTTGACCGTGGCCACGAAGCATGCCGCCGTCATCTCATCCAGGCATCCACCACACCTATCCACACACTTGCCGACCTCTGAATCGATCCGATAGTTGTTCCACTTAGGGATATTGGCGAGTTTCTCCTGAAACATTTTGAGCGTGTTGCGTCCCTGGGTCTCCACCTTGGCTTCGGCGTAGAGCGAGTCCATGCAGTCCAGAGCGCTGGGCAAAATTGTGGACGAAAGTTGGTTCAATAGTTCCTTCTTGGCCTCCACAAGAACATTAAGGTTATTGTCCATAGTTACTGATAAAATGTATTTAATTCAGCGATATTTGTCCGCGGCTTTTTTGAGGTTCGCGAGGGATGCAAACTCATTTTCCGGCTCTTTGGGCTTGGACTTGGGCTTGGAACTGGACTTTTTGGACGTCTTGGGGTACCACGAAACAAACAATTGACCATTTTCATATAATTGTGTGAAGAAACCGCCGTTGATGAATTGTCGCTCGACGTACTGGGCGGCCTTGTTCAGGTCAAATGAAGGGAATCCTATAAGGAACGAAGGCACCTGAACCCAAGTTTCGTGCAGTCCCAAATCAGCGACTTGCCTCACCTTGGTGCTGGCGCGTTCGTAAATCTCCGTATAGAGTTTCTTTTTTAGCTCTCGTTTTCTGTGGTCGATCTGTTGAACTTCGTCCACCCTCAAGGGCATTTCTATTAATCTTTTAGTTTTTACTAATTCACATTTGTCGTATCCTCGTCTGGATTATTGGCGAGCCACTCGGTTGCAGCGGAAACGGTCTTACTATACCTCATGTCTTCGCCATCGCCCCACTTGTCCTTGATCGCCTTATCGACAAGTGCCAGGGCGCTCTTGTTGGGCACGTTAGAGTTGGCAATGGTATCGTAGGGCATCCATTCGCCTGCAGTGAGTGTATCCTGAAAAGCCTTGATCTTTTCGCCGTTCTTTAAGGGCTGACTGGTAATACCTTGAATCTTGATGCCATCCTCATCTCCAATGGCAATAACGTCCACTTCGGTACCGTAGAAGCGCTCTGTTTCAAGAAGCAGGAAACGGCATCGGTACGTCGCTGGAACATTATCAGGAACCGTGGAATAGTTCTGATCTCGCTTGAGTTGATCAAGGTAGTTGATCAGTGCGGTTCGAGCTAATTGTTCTTGATCAGTGCCGTCTCCGTCCCTGGTGAGTAAGGCGTTCTTGTCACGAGCCTGAAGGAACTCGACATATGAATCATAAACGTCTGGGCGTTTCTGTTTGAGTTCGCTAATCTTGTCCGGTGAATCAAACACTTGAATGAAGATAGTTTCAATTGGGAACATTTTCAGCCCTTGTGTATTGAATATTTCATTGACGGTGGCGTCCAAAATCTTCTTAATCATAAATGCTTTGATCGATACATCCTCTACTGGGTTTCCGGTAATCTCGAGATTACCTTCTGTTATCACACCGGTGACGGCGGGACGGAATCCAGCGAACCCGCGATCCCACCTGAGTCCCTCGCGGTTCATGACAAGGTATCCCACAATCGCGACAACCAGCACGATGAAAAATATAGTCTGCATACGCATCTTATATACTGGTGCGAAATTATATCCCCTGATAAATTCACCAACGCTTGTAAGAAAGCATGTTTGCCATCATGTTGTACAGTCCACGCTGTCAACACTGTCTTGAGATATTCAATCTATTGGATCAATGTCCTATCAAGGATCAGATCAAGTACCAAAACATTCACGAAGAATCTGTTCCAGAAGATTATCGCAAGGTGCTTACCCATGTTCCAGCATTGATCACCAAGGACGGGAGACCTTTGATGGGTCCAGAAGTCAAGCAGTGGGTTCTTTCCATGATGCCAAGTGAAGTGGAATCCTTTGATCATTCGGCATTCGCATCATTTGATGGAAATCCCACTTCGGCACCAGGTCTATTTGATCTTGAATCCTATGGCGCTCCGCTGGCGCCTCTTATGACACCCGAGTTGGAAGCCAAGATAAACAAGAAAACCACAACTAACTAAATGATCACAAACCCAGAAGAAGTTCCAAAGTCACTTGGAAATACATATTCGTATAAACAAGGATACAGTTCGTGGAAAGAATTCATCAAGGAACGTGGGGACTCTGGATTCAAACAATTTCTTGAAGATCTTTATGTGCGCGAATTAAAGAAAACGCGCAATGATTCTAGTAAATGTTCTTGAAAACTATTCAAGCAACTGCATTTAAAAACATCTTTGAGGTTCTCAAAGACATCCTCAACGATGTTAATGTATCTTTTAGCAAAAAGGGGATTCACATGTTGACCCTAGACAATGCTCGCACTGCTATGGTAGAACTATTTCTGGATGGTAATCAATTTGAAGAATATTCATGTGAAAATGAAATTATTGTTGGTATTAATACCACAAATGTTTTTCGTGTTTTGAAGTCTGTCACAGTAAATGATGTACTGGTAATGAAGATTGAAGAAAATCATGTACTAAATATTTCTATTGAAAATAGTACAAAAAAGAGCAAAAGTCATTTCAACCTTCGACTCTTGGACATAAACGACGAGATGTTTGAAGCACCAAAACTCGTGGTAATGAGTATTACAACTTTTCAGACCGTAGATTTTCAGCGGTTGTGTAGAGATATTTCGCATATTGGTTCTGAACTTGTAATAGAGAGATCATTCAAAAAGATTGGGTTCCGATGCACTGGTGACTTTGCAGAACAGTACACTGAATATGACATCGACTCTGATACCACCAAATTCGATTCTATGAAAGATGTATTTTCACTTAAATATCTAAATCTTTTCACAAAGGCAACATCAATGTGTTCCAATATGAAACTTCACCACCACGGAGAGGAGATGCCTCTCGTCCTGGAGTATAAGGTTACTTCACTAGGTGAACTTAGATTCTACTTGGCACCAAAGTGCGAGGAGTAAGTTCTTCATTCTTCTTAATAACAATCTTTTTACCAAACATATAGACGTGCCACTCATCTGGTACCTCTTCATTGGCATCAAATAGATCCTCCATACGGATGTCTTTGACGTTGTGAAAGTCCGACCTCGGTCCGGCGTAGCGCAGAAATCGAGCTGTATCCCACATCTTCACTTCGCCATTTTCCATGACTGCCTCGACCTTGTTAATCATGATCGGCCCTTTCATTCCTTCCGATTCTTCAATATCACGTATCCTGCGCATAGGGTCTCTGGTCACCATAGAATAAGGTGCACCGCGGTAGGTATATTCCTGCTCATAACGAATGTTCTCAACACACTCTGGCTTCTTTCTACGCAACACGTAAATGGCATCCCTGAAGTCTGGATAGTAACACGTGATATAGGTCTCTCCTGAGTTCATCAAAGGCCAGCCCTCCATAATTCGCTTCCACTCTGGCGAAGGAAAAAGACAATCTTTTTTTGTATTAATATCATAGATCATTTTCAAAGGCATAGTTACCTTATAGGGATCCTCGTTATACCACCACCCGACAAGCTTGACGAGAAAATTATACATTTAAAGTTATAACGATACTTTTCTTTAAATGAGTTTACTCGAACGATATAACACAAAAATCAAAGAATATGAGAATGATCAAAATGCTTTACATGAATACATAACTATGGCATCCCCTTATATAAAAAGATATCACGAAGAGAATTGTCGTCGTGATATATTTTTAGAATATATGCGCGTAGTAGAACAAGATATTACACAAGCAATTGATACAGACTTTAATACTACAGATACAATAAACAAAAACGATAATTGTAAAAATTGTAATTCTACAAATGTGCACGAAAATGAGACCGAAGGAGAAATCGTATGTCAGGATTGTGGTTCATGCGAGAGTTATATAGCCACCAGATTATCCTACCAAGACGAACAGGACATTTCAAAGAATACTCAATATTCATATAAAAGACAGAATCATTTCAATGAATGGGTTCAGCAATTTCAAGGTAAAGAAACGGCTAATATTCCAGATGAATTGATAGAACAATTGCGTTATGAACTCAAGAAACAGCGTATTGAACAAGTATCTAAAATAACTCACGCCAAGGTACGAGGCCTCTTGAAAAAAATGCGCCAAAATAAATACTATGAACACATCCCTTATATTGCCAATATTCTTACCGGCGTGAGACCGCCAGAAATGCCGATCGCTCTCGAAGAGCGTCTCAGACTCATGTTCAATGAAATACAGGAACCCTTTGACCAGGTGTGTCCCAAGGATCGCAAGAACTTTCTGAGTTATCCATACGTTCTTTACAAATTCTGCGAACTTTTGGGAGAAGACCAGTACCTTCCCTACTTTCCACTTTTGAAGTCCAAGGAAAAACTCACTCAACAGGATGTCATATGGAAGGACATGTGTGAAATTCTCAAGTGGGAATTTATTTCAACAGTATAACTAGCAAGGATGTCGTCCTACATGAGACTGAATGATGGAATTTCCATCAATAAGATAAATCCGTACGCCGACCCGATGAATTTTACGCCGGGTGTCCCTCTGGGTGGTGCTTACAAGGCGGTATATAAACCCTCAGATGAACCCCAGGTGGCGCTTGTTAACGCCGTTCGCCCCGTAGGGGATGCGCTCGGAGGACCACTTGAAACCCACATGACAGAAACGAGTCAGGGGTGCGAGAAGACCATCGCCGCGGGGTGGAGAACCCCGTACTACTGCACACCGGGATCTCAGAATTATCCACTGAACAGGAAACCAGTACCAGAGCGAACATATTCACTGCCTCCTTGGAACGACACACCCAAACCCAACGAACCCATCACCGTAAAAAAGGAGGGCATGGTCGGTAGTATGGACGCTGCAAACTTCGCGGGTAACGCTGCTTCAGCTATACTCATAGCCCTCAGTATTATGACGCTCGTCAAATTTTTGTAATTTTGACGCTCTCTATTTTAGGGTTTCGTTTTTCTATTGTATCCCTCTCGAACTGAATTTTATTCAGGATACCTGGGCACTCGTGAAACTCCACTTGAATACAAGAGGTACACAGAGACGCGTGATCGCAGTAAGCACATGGAACGCAGATAATCTTCTTTCTTTTACAGTGACCACATCTCATATTAAAGAAGTGAGGAGTCTTACTTTTAAATATGGAAGCCAAAAACTTTCGAACCTTTCTTGGAAACGTCATCAAAGCGCGTGATGAAATCCAGGAACCTAAGCCCACGTTGCCTAGAGTGTCTACGATGACGGTCATGGGAGGCAGGGATGGCATCACGACCCCTCTCGCGACTTTCAAGGAGAAGTTTGTCGACGGGACCGGTGGTTGGAACATGGGAACAACCCATTTCAACAACTCACTGACACTGTCAAAGGATGTCGGCGAAACCAAAAAGCGCTCTGTCAAGTTGTTTCCGAACGGGAAGATTCACGTGACAGGATCATCTACACCAATGGAAGGACTGGAAATCATCCAGGAGATCCAAAAAATAGTAGATGAGGTCTTTCCCGAGACCAAAAACAATCCCGTGTCACCCATGGAAATACAGATGATCAATGCAACGTTCCGTCTCCCTCACGGCATCGATCAGATGGCTTTGTTGGATCTTTACAAGAAACACAAAAAGTTTGTGAAAAAGCCATCTTACAGTCCAGAGACTTACTCGGCGGTGAAAGCCAAGATGTTCAACATGACGGTCAGTGTTTTTAAAACCGGTAGCATCGTAATGTCGGGCGCCAAGAATTTCAAGGATATCGCCATGGCATACAAGTTCTTGATCAGAATTCTTTATGATCCACTAGTCGAGGGGGACTTCATAAACTTCAAGGAAAAGAATGACAGAATGGTACATCAGAAAGAATCATTCCACCAGAGGATCAGAGATTTTTATCTACTGAATAAGTAAAAGATGTCTCAGCGTCTTGGTATGGCCGATGGTCGCGCCTTCACTATTTACACCTCTAACCAGCTGATCAACGATAAGATCATGGCTGATAATGGTATTGCGTATCCTCTTAACTACCAGTACCGCCAGCTGATCACCAAGATGGGTCCTGATCTGCTCAAGCCCATCACCGACCTTCAGCGCGTGGGTCCGGTGCCCTCCAATAGCATCACTCGGTGCTTCTCGGCGGATGTCCCGCTGCTCAAGGTCCCCAAGACTAATTAAATAATAAACTCCTTGAAATTCCATTATGGACTACGTAAAGCAATTTCAAGATGCATGTGCCGCTATGAAGAAGGACGGAACTCTTACCCAGGAGAGGATGACCGTCGCCTGGCTCATGTTTATGCCCAAGGATCAGGCCGAAAAGGCCGTCAATACTGCTAGAAAACTTAGTTCGCGTAAAGCAGAGCCCCCATCCCGTTCTGGACCCTGAGAATGTTGTAATTGACCGCATAGATAGGACCATTGATACTTGAATCGTTGATGAGTTTGATCGAATCCATGCGCGAAAAGTTGCACGTTCCGGTGGGCTGGAGCTTGGAGGCATCCAGACAGAAGGGGATCATCAGTTTTACATTGTAGTATCCAGTAGTACTATTGGCTGCATCCGTTCCAGACTGAGTCTGATGATGATAGGCCGAAACCGCAGTGTAATGTGGAATCGCTTGCTTCTTTTCACCTACATCCGTACCGTTAAGCTGAAGAAGAACCTTTTGGTCTGCAGCAAACGCGCTTGCGGTGGAAGCAATAAACTTAACCGGGTGATTGAACGGAAGTTCGGTCGTCTTGTTATTCGGCGCCGGGATATTCTGTACCTGATGAATAAGCATATCCATAGGTCGTTCAGACATCATGCGACGCTCGGGCTCGTCCAGAAAAACATACCTGGACCATGCCTCGATTGACGAACTGCCAACAAGAATGGCATCTGTAGCCGTGTAGGTAAGAGAAGTCGCGCTATAGTTTGGCGATCCGCTGTCCGCAAGAACATCTCCGGTAATCAGACCAGCTCCATCAACAGTATATCCTGTGATACCGGCGGCAGTGAGTGCATCCCTAAGAGTAACTCCAGTGTCAGCCTCCACTGCATCGGCGGCTGCTTTGAATGTAGACTCAAGTGTGGCGCGATTGGGGTAGGTGTTGGGCGCTTCTGTTGCAGTAAATCCAACAGCTTGTGCAGCCTTGTAGTTGGCAATCGCGGTCGTGATGGCTGTATCCAATGGGCTGATGTCGGTGCCCCAGTAGATTCTCATCTCCACATCGTGGTACTGGAGGGCAATCAAGGGGAGTGCCGACTGCCAGTTCTCAGAGAACCAGAATTTGATAGGGTAAAAAAAGTTGGTATTGTCTTTACCACTTGGACCTGGACCAAATATACTCTTAGAAAGTGTATTCGCCATAATTTCAGTGGAAATGTAAGCCGAAAAATCATAGTCCTGAGAGTCAATTTTTTGCCCTCCAATGTAAAGTTCGATCTTATCTATCATAGTGGACCATGTGGGTTGTATAACAGTATTATAACTATTTTTAGCCATAAGGTAAACATAAGAAAGAAGATCACCCTTGCGTTCAAAGCGGATCGTCGAGAATCCGTTATTTTTAGGAACGCCTTGAATGACCTCCCGTTCAATCACACTGGAAAAGTTCGAGTGACGTTTGTAGGATGATTGAAAAAAGCTTATCTCGGGATTTCCGACGATATGTGCATCCTGGGCACCGATCGCCACCAATTCTGCAAGTCCTCCCGACATATTACTAATAATACTTTAGATATTTAGTTCGCGTATAGCAATCCACCCATGCCGTTCTGGACTCTGAAAATATTGTAATTAACCGCATAAATATCGGCATTGATTGCAGAACTGCATACCAACCTGGCAGAGTCCATGCGCGAAAAGTTGCAGGTGCCTGTGGGCTGAAGCTTGGATGAGTCCAAACAGAAGGGAATCATAAGAGTCGCAGATTCAAACCCTTCACCTGGATCCGTGCTACTTGGGCCATATGGAACGTGATAGTAACAAGATACCTGGTTGTAGTGAGGGATCGCTTGTTTCTTCTCTCCGACATCCACACCGTTGAGCTGGAGAACGACTGTGTTTGATGCGTCGAAAGCGCTTGCGGTCGAAGCCAAGAACTTGACGGGATGGTTGAATGTGAGATCGGCAGTCTTCAATGAGGGACTAGGAATCCGCTGAACCTGGTGAATCAACATTTCCATAGACTTCTCTGCCATTGACCGACGCTCATCGGCATCGAGGTATACGTAGCGAGCCCAAGCCTCGATGGTGTGATTGGCGGGAAGACTGGAGCTCCAGTAGATCCTGCACTCCACATCATGGTACTGGAGGGCAATCAGAGGAAGCGCAGACTGCCAGTTCTCACAGAACCAAAACTTGAAGGGATAAAAGTACCCATCATTTGAACCAGATACGTCCGGTGTTGGTCCGAAGTTGGTCTTAGAGAAAGTGTTTGCCATAATATCCGTATGAATCTTGGTCGAGTATTCAAAATTTTGAGTATCGATTAACTGCCCACCAATATACAATTCGACCTTGTCCACGATCTCATTCCAGTTAGTATTGGTCACCGATCCTGCGGCGCTTACGTTACTGAGATAGACGTACGAAAGAAGGTCACCCTTGCGCTCAAAGCGGATCGACGAAAGTCCACTCGCCGACGGGGTGTTCTGAATCACCTGACGATCAATCACGCTAGAAAAATTAGTGTGACGTTTGTACGATGATTGGAAAAATGACACCTCTGGGCTACCGACCAGGTGACTATCCTGAGCCCCCAGTGCTACCAATTGCGTAATGCCACCAGACATATTTCAGTTATTACTATTGGACAATAAAATATTAACAAATATTAAGACGTGGTCATTTTTCCATAGAGTTAGGTACAGAGACCTAATCGAATCCTGGTGAGTATCATTCTTGATTGACTCAACTCCCACCACACCTCGACCTCGTCACCGACCTTGTAGTCCATGATGGGCTTGAGGTCGTCACACTGAATTTTATACGGCCTTCCGTATCGCCATGGCACCTTCAACTGGACGTTTT